CTGGCCGAGGCGGCCAAGACCATGGAGCCCTTCGACGACGCCATGGCGACGGTCTACGCCGACCGCGCCAAGGTGAAGAAATCCAAGGCGGCGGAGTGGATGGACAATGAAACCTGGTTCAATGGTGAGCAGGCCGTTTCCGAAGGTCTCGCGGACGCCTTCCTCCCCGCCGATCAAGTCACCGAAGACAAAGCAAGGGCCGCTTCCACGAAAGGTGTGAGCGCTACCCGGCGAGTGGAAGCTCTGCTCGCCAAAGCCGGACTTCCTCGCGATGAGCGCCGTAGCCTCATCGGTGAGGTGAAAGGCCAGCCTGCCGTAGCGGCTGGTGCGCATCCTGCCGTAGCGGATGCCGACGACGGAATACAGGCAGCCCTCGCGCGCCTGGCAGGCACCCTGAAAACCTAACTGGAGAAATCCGATGAATATGACCACCTTCGCAGTGGGCGCGCTTGTCGCCCTGCTGATCGTCTGCGCATGCACGGCCTTTGGCGGCTTTGCCGACCTCACCCACATCGCCCACGACGCTCCCCGCTTCGCTGACACCGCCATGGCCATGACCATGGTGCTGCCCGGTCTTCCGCAGCCAAAGGCAAGGGGCATCATTGCCGTCCGCGCAGAGGGGACGGCGGATATCAAGGCTTCGATCGATGCTGTGAACAAGGCGTTCGAGACCTTCAAGGCCACCCACGCGGAGAAGGAGAAGGAGCTTCAGAAGCGTTTCGACGACGTCGTGACCACCGAAAAGCTCGACCGCGTGAACTCCGCCGTCGGTGATCTGCAGAAGACCATCGACGACATCAACGCCAAGATCGCAGCGGCGCAGCTCGGCGCCGGCGGCGAGGAGGTCAAGGATCGCGAGTATACAGACGCGTTCCGTGCTCACTTCCGCAAGGGCGACGTCCAGGCGGCTCTCAACAAGGGTGCCGACGATGAAGGCGGCTATCTTGCTCCGGTGGAGTGGGATCGCACGATCGTCGACAAGCTGGTTGAAATCTCGCCCATGCGCCAGATCGCGCAGGTGCAGACCATTTCCACCGCCGGCTTCAAGAAGCTCTTCAACCTTCGCGGGACCGGTTCCGGCTGGGTTGGCGAAACCGCACAGCGTCCCGAAACCGCAACGCCGGAGTTCGGTCCCCTGACCTTCACCCCCGGCGAGCTTTATGCGAACCCGGCAGCAACCCAGCAGATGCTGGATGATGCCGAGATCAACCTCGAGGAATGGCTGGCGAACGAAGTCCAGACCGAGTTCGCCTACCAGGAAGGTATCGCCTTCGTGTCCGGCAACGGCACGAACAAGCCGAACGGCTTCCTCACCTACGTGACGGGCGCGGCGAATGCGGCGGCTCATCCCCTGGGCGCTATTCAGCTGAAGACGGCTGCGAGTGCCACGGCTGTAGCCACCGACGAACTGATCGACCTCGTGCAGTTGCTGCCGCAGGTGATGCAGCAGAATGCTCGGTTCGTTACCAACCGGAACGCCCTCACGACGGTCCGCAAGATGAAGGATGGTCAGGGGAATTACATCTGGCAGCCGTCTTTCCAGCTCGGCCAGCCGTCGCAGCTGCTCGGCTACCCGGTCACCGAAATGGCCGCCATGCCGAACATTGCGGCCAACGCTGTTCCGATCGCCTTCGGTGACTTCCGCCGCGGTTATCTCATCATCGATCGCACCAGCGTTCGCGTCCTGCGCGACCCGTACACCAACAAGCCCTACGTGATGTTCTACACCACGAAGCGCGTAGGCGGCGGTGTGCAGGACCCGCAGGCCATCAAGGCCCTGAAGATGGCGGCCACCTAAGGCCGCCATCCTGGATGGGGGACAATAAGGCGGGCCGTAGCGGCCCGTCTCATTCACCAACCTCAACTCAACAGGAGGCCACCATGGCCAAGAAGACAGCGCCGGAGGGCAAGACCCCGGAACAGGTAGCCGAGGAGAACCGCAAGAAGCGTGCCGAAGCTGCCGAGAAGGCAACAGCCACTGCCAAGAATGGAGGCCGGCTGCCGGAAAGCATGGCGGTGACTAATCCCGCGCCGGCCACCGAAATGGCCGCAGCCAGCGGTGCGCTCATCGAGCCTGAGATCAAGTGGGCCGTCCCGGTCGATCATCCGGCGATCGACAACAACCCGCGCGCCGGCACCTCTGCCATCCAGAATGGCGGCGACTTCAACGATCCGCGCCGCCGCCACCCGTCCGACCCGGACTTCGTCGGCCAGGGCCTCGATCTGAGCGTCTACGGCGACGTCCCGAAAGAGTAATCGACAAACGACCGGGCGCCCTGGGCGCCCGGTCTTCCCTCCAAAGAGGTCTACAATGTTCGGTCCCGTTCTGGTCACTCCCGCAACTGTCCTGCCGGTCACGGTGGACGAGATCAAGGAAGACCTCCGCATCGATAGTGCCGACAAGGATACCCAGATAGATCGGGCGATCCGGTCAGCGGTTGCTCACTACGAGGGCTGGACCGGCAAGCTTGGGATTTCGCTGGTCGAGCAGACCTGGCGCGTCTCCTTCGGACGTTTCGAGCGCAGCATGTTTCTGCCGCTCCGTCCCGTTCACTCCATCACCGCGGTCAACTGGAAGGATGCGAACGGCATTTCCGACGCCGTGGATAGTGATCACTACCTTCTCCAGCACGACGCAGGCGGCGCTTCCTATGTCAGCTTCTTCAATTCCTACGCCTTTCCCTCCGCGCTCTTTGAGAAAGCTCCGGTCTCGGTCGACTACGTGGCTGGTTGGCCGGTCAAGGATGGCAAAGCGACCACACCGGAAGATCTGAAGGCCGCGATCCGGATGCGCGTGCAGATGGAGATCGACGAAGCCGCCTCGGTAAACCGCGAGATCCTGAAGGACTTCGAGCGCGAACTGCGCAGCAACTACAAACCCCCGCGTATCTGAGGAGCCTGCCATGCGCGTCCGCTTCACTCATGACTTCGACTACAAGCCCACGGCCCAGTCCACCATCGCCTACAAGGCCGGCATGGAGGAGACGGTAAAGCGCGAATGCGCAGAGCAGGCCATCGCAGCCGGCAAGGCGGAAGAGGTGAAGCCCGCAGGGAAGTCGGCCGATGGCGCCGATTAAAGCGCCGACCGCGCAGGAGCTGTCGCATCGTGTCGCCTTCGACAAGCAGGTCGAGATCGATGACGGAGCGGGGAACACCCGGGGCGAATTTCAGGAACAGTTCAAGGTCTGGGCGGCATTGCGCTCCCGCGGCGGCTCCGAGGCTGTTGTCGCCGACCGGCTGGAAGGCCGCAATCTTCTGGGCATCTACCTTCGCTCTTCCTCACAGACGCGGCAGATCACGAGCGACTGGCAAATGAGGGATGCCCGGGGCGAGGTCTACGCGGTCAAGATTGTCGATGCCGTGACGGATCGGAACTGGGTCTATCTCGAGGCACAAACCGGAGTATCGGGATGAGCCCGGGACATGCACTATGGCTGGCCATGCTCGCTGCCCTGAAAGCGAACACAACGCTCATCGGTCTTGTTGACGGTATCCACGACAAGGTGCCGGACAAGCCATGGGGCGCAAAGAAGGCATACATCAGCCGGGGCCCGTTCTACGGGGCGCCCGAGGACGCCGAATGCATCGCAGGGCAAGAGATCACGGCGCAGATCGATATCTGGTCCCGGAAGAACAGCCGCTGGGAGATGGACGATCTGATCGCGCAGGTCCGTCGCTCACTTCATCGGAAGGAACTGCCTCTTTCGGAACATGCCCTGGCGACGATCGAGGTTCGGCTGTGGCGGAACACGGACGACCCCGACCCGACGCAGCAGCACGGCGTCGTCCAGGTGGTCGCTGTGGTCGAAGAGGCGGAGCCGGCGTGACTGCTACCATCCGCGGCCTGAAGCGGCTGCAGCGCAAACTCGACAAGCTGCCGGCGGCAGTAAAGCAGCAAATTCGCATGGCGATGGAGCAGGGTGCCGACGAAATCGTGGCGATGGCGAAGTCACTGGCCCCGGTCGGCAACTATACTGGCGGCGGAACGCTGCGCGACAGCATCGGCTGGACGTGGGGCAGAGCGCCGAAGGGTGCCATGACGATCGGCAAGGTTCAGTCGGTGGGGGGCGACCTCACCATCACGATCTATGCCGGCAACAGCGAGGCCTTCTATGCCCGCTGGGTCGAGTTCGGGACCGCTCCACACGTCAATGAGGGCAAGTTCGCTGGCTCGCAGCACCCTGGCACGGCAGCACAGCCGTTCTTCTACGTCAGCTTCCGGGCCAACCGCCGCCGCGTCAAGGGGCGGGTGTCTCGGGCCATAACCAAAGCGGCAAAGCAGGTCGCGGCGGGATCTTAGACCTCAACTGAAAACCGTGTGCGGCTAGCCGCCATCAACCGCCAAAAGGAGAAACACCATGGCGCCTCCCGTAACTGCGCGTTTCGGTAAGTTCCGAGTCCTGCTCGGCAACTCCGCCACCCCTATCGTCTATGCTGCACCGTGCGGCTTCACGTCGAAGTCCCTCACGCTCGGCAAGTCGCTCTCCGAGGTGTCCATCCCGGACTGTGACGACCCGGACAAGCCGATCACCATCGGCCGTGACGTCGAGAGCACGACCGCCTCTATCTCCGGCGAAGGCGTTCTTGCCGCATCCGCGGTCCCGACGTGGATCGCAGCCTACAAGAGCACCGAATCCGTCCCGGTGAAGGTCGAGATCGAGTTCTCCACGGGCACCGTTACCTTTACCGGCCGGATGCACCTCGAAACGCTTGAACTCGGGGCAGAGCAGGGCGGGCGGGTCACCATTTCGGTCTCCCTGCAGTCGGACGGCGAGCTGGTCGATACGGATACGTTCGACTGATGAGCAGGGATGCATCTATCACGCTCACCTGGGGCGACGGAGATTTCAAGTTTCGCCTCGGGTGGGGGGAACTTGAAGAGCTTCAGGAGAAGACGGACGCCGGCCCGTATGTGGTCTTGCAGCGTCTTCACACCGGCAGTTGGCGGTTGCAGGATGTCTCCAACACGATCCGCCTCGGTCTGATCGGTGGCGGTCTGAGGCCCGAAGAGGCACTCAAGAAGGTGCGGTTCTATGTCGAGAGCCGCCCTGTCATGGAAAGCCTGCCATTCGCCATCGCGGTTCTTTCGGCTGGCCTGCTCGGCGCTCCGGATGAGCCGTTGGGGGAGCCCGAAGCGCCAAAGCGGAAGAGCGGGAAGCGATCGACAACCTCCCGAACGGAAAACTCCGATTTGGCGCCATCTACGGGACGGGAGCAGTCTTAGGTTTCACGCCTCAACAGGTCCGCGCCATGTCGATGTGGCAGTTCCATGCAGCGGTCGAGGGATATGTGAAAGCGCACACCCCGGATGACGGGAAGCTGTCCTCGGCTGATGTCGACGATGTCTGGGAGTGGATGCAGGCTAGGGAGCAGCCTTAGCTAGCTGGCCTCTGTACTTCTTCGGCACATAACCGAGTGTCCGGGCGCCGCAGCTCGGGCACTTATAGGCACCGCTTCCGAAGATGGCGACGAGTAGCCAGATCGGGATCCAGAAGCCGGCAGTAACGACGCTCAAGAGCAGGTGAAGAATGTGGTTCGGGGTCTGCCGCTCGGCAAGCACCATGCGAACCTCTTCCTCGCAGAACATTCTCTTCTTCTGAATACCCATGCCGATTTTCATAGGACAAACGCTTCATGGCCGCAACTGATCTTGAGCGCCTCGTGGTGCAACTGTCCGCCGATATTCGGAAGTACGAGAACACGTTGAACAAGATGAACGGCGTCACTAATCGCCGTGCACGGGCGATCGAAACGCGGTTCGCCAAAATGAACCGCACCATCGCATCAGGGTACACGGCGCTGGGCGCGTCGGCGGCTAAGGCATTTGCCCTCATCGGCGGCGCTGCTGGCGCGAAGAACTTGATCGACTCTGCTACTCGGATTGAGAACGCTCTCAAGGTCGCAGGTCTTTCCGGCGAAGAGCTTGAACGGGTTTATGAGAAGCTCCGCACTAGCGCGCAGAAAAATGCGGTCCCCCTGGAATCCATGGTCGTACTCTACGGGCGCATTGCTCAGGCACAGGACGCACTCAACGTCTCGCAGGACGAGATGACTAACTTCACAGACAAGGTCGGGGTGGCCTTGCGCGTAGCGGGCGCGTCTTCACAGGAAGCGGCGGGCGCGCTCCTTCAGTTGTCGCAAGCCCTAGGCGCTGGGATAGTCAGAGCGGAAGAATACAATTCGATCAACGAAGGGGCCCGCCCCATTCTCCAAGCGGTAGCTGCGGGGTTGAAGGAGGCAGGCGGAGACGTCGCAAAGCTTCGGAACCTCGTAATGGACGGTAAGGTCTCCTCAGAGGCGTTCTTCCGTGCATTTGAAGCCGGTTCGCCCATCCTAGAGCAGAAGGTGGCAGGGGCGACCTTCACTCTTGATCAACGCCTGACCAATCTTCAGACGTCGCTTATCGACGCGGCCGGGCGCTTTAACGAATCTTCGGAAGCCGCAGGCACGCTGGGCGCCGAGATCGATAGGACCGCCGACTTCATCAACAATCTGGATTTCGACCACCTCATCAGCGAAATCGCGAAAGTTGTCGAGGCATTCAATTACGGAACGGCCTCGGTCTCCAGCTTCCTCTCCAAGTTGGGGGAGGTTTCGGGTTTTGAAGGTATAGGCCGCGACATCGTGAACATGCTGCCGGGGGACGGAGCCAGCAAGAGCTTCTTCGGCGGCGGGCTCACCGTGACCTCAACAGCCGGGATCACCGACCGCATCAATCAGGCGTTCGAGGGGCAGATCCAGCAGGCCGGCCAGATGACCGCCGAAGCCATCAAGAAAAGCGTCCTCGCTGGCGGTGACATCACCTCGAGCGGCAAGGGCGGGCGTCTGCCAGCATCGGGCGGAGACGTCACGCCTGTTTCGCTCAAAGACTTCAAGACGCCTGACGACGACAAAAAGAAGAAGGGCAAAACCAAGCTCAACGATTATGAGCGG